TACGAGGTTATGAGGTTTTGGGAGAAGGCTCTTTCGGAACACGGTCTTATAAAATATATTATAAGAAATATATTAGAGTTCTTTAATGAAAGAGCTAATTACTATCTTTCTTACCTTTCTGATAATAAGTATTTCATAGAATTTGATGAAGAGTTATGCGAAAAGATTGAAACTAATAAAAAGATTATTCCATACATCTCTATGTCAGGTGGTGAGAAGAGGAAGATTAATCTAGCGGTAATGCTATCTCTTAAAGACCTTTTATTGTTTACAGACAAGAATCAATCTAATATAATATTTTTTGATGAGGTAGCCGAAAACTTAGACGAGCAGGGTGTAACAGGCTTATATAACTTATTACAAGAAATTAAAAAAGATAAAACTATTTTTGTTATCACGCATAATAAATATCTTAAAACGCTTCTCGATTCGGCTCCTAGGTTAGCTATCATTAAAAGCAAAGGAGCCTCAACCGTATTGGAGAAATAATGGCACTCACTCAATTAAATACCTTAGGACAAGAAATCTTTGAATCACGCTACGCTTACCCTGGGGAGACAAAATGGGGCGAGCGAGCAAAAACAATTGCTAAAGTAGTAGCCTCTGCGGAGAAAGATGAAGATAAAGAAAAAGTTGAAAAATTATTTTACGATGCAGTCGGTTCTGGGGATTTTATTCCAGGGGGTAGAATTATTTACGGTGCTGGTCGCAACCGTGGGAATCATAATCTGCTTAACTGCTATGTTATTATTCCAGAGGATAGTGTTGATTCCATTGGAAAAACTATACAGGATATGTATAGAATCTCTTGTGCTGGTGGAGGAGTAGGGTTTAATGTTTCTAAAATTCGTCCTAAGGGGGACCATATTGGTAGTGTAAAGAACTCCGCACCTGGATCGGTGTCGGTTCTTCAAATGATTAATGAGGTAGGTGAACATGTCAGGGCTGGGAAAAATCGTCGCACCGCTCTTATGGGCATACTTAATGTCACTCATCCTGATCTACTTGAGTTTCTTTCTGTAAAGCTTGACCAAGGGCAGTTGAATAATTTTAATATCTCAGTTGCTATAACTGATAGGTTCTTGGAAGCTATTGAGCTAGACGAGGACTGGTACTTTACCTTTAACAATAAAGAGTATCATTCATATGAGATGGTTAGAAATGGTAGAGAGATCTTGTATGTAGTTGGACTGGATGAAGAGGATGTTCTCGCTCGCGCTACGAATTTCCATAGAAAAAATTGGAAAGATACCTTTGAATGTGTTGGTCGTAAAGATATTAAAGCAAGGGACTTATGGGATATCATCTGGAAAAACTCTGTAGAATCTGGAGATCCAGGTATCTATAACATCGACCTAGCTAATAAATATACTAATGTTTCGTATTTTGAAAGACTGGATTCAACGAATCCTTGCGGTGAAATCTCGTTACCATCCTATGGAAATTGTTGCCTGGGTAATATTAATCTCAGCAATATGGTCCTCGATGATGACGATGATGTGGACTGGAAGAGGCTTGCTAAGACCGTTCGTACAGGTATTCGGTTCCTAGACAATGTTCTGACTGTAAATAAGTTCCCTACCGATACTTGTAAAAGCGTGGGAGAGAGGTCCCGTAGAATAGGGTTAGGGGTTACAGGATTGCATTATATGCTTATTAAGTTAGGCATTCGTTATGGGAGTGAAAAGTGTTTGGAATTTTTAGATCGTCTGTTTACCACTATACGAGATGAGTCGTATAAACAATCAATTTACCTTGCTAGAGATAAAAAGCCATTTCCAGAGTTTGATTACCGTAAATATTTAAAAGAAGATTATGCAAAAACTCTTCCCGCTAGAATTAGAATGCTTATTAAGCGATACGGCATTAGGAACGCTGTTATGCTTACAATCCCTCCTTGTGGGACTATCTCCATGCTTCATGGGGTATCATCTGGTATTGAGCCTATCTTCTCTGCTATGTATAATCGCAGGTATCGGCAGAATAATGTCTGGAAGGAGCAACTAGTTGTCGATCCGTTATTTGAGGAATACTACCAAAAAGGAACCCCCTTGGATAACTTCGTCGGAGCCTATGATGTGGCCCCCGAAGATCACATTAAGGTACAAGCTACGATCCAAAAGTACATGGATTCCTGCATCTCCAAAACCATCAACCTTCCCGCAGGTACGGAGCCCGAGGACTTCTCTCAAGCAGCTTTGGACTACGCTCCGTACCTCAAGGGTCTTACTGTTTATCGCGCAGGTTCTAAGGGTAATGAGCCTTTAGAGGCTATCCCTCTGACGCAGACTAATGTTGATAAGTATATGAAGGTAGAAAAGAAGGAAACTGTAGTCCAAACAGGAGAAGCTTGTTCCTTAGCGGGTGGAGACTGTGGAGCATGAGCCAGAAAGAGAAAAGAAAACCGTTTAAAAGAAGGGATGACCAAGTAACAAGGGAAACAATTGCACTTGCTATTTTGTATGCTAGTCTTTTCGGTATAGGAATGTATTTATTAATAGGCTGGATGGGTTGATATGGCTAAGTACGATTATATATGTCATGACTGTGAGCATGTGTGGGAAGTAGAGTGCCCTATCGCAGAGCGTAAGAAAGAGGAGGGGTGCCCTGTTTGTGAGAAGGAGTGCCCTCGCTACTATGGGGACCAAAAACTCGTAATTCACTTCGACTCGAACGATACCGATTTCCACTCAGTTAAGTCTAGACGGAGAAAGATCAACGCGCAGGACTTTGCTGAGTTTAACAAGAATGAGAAGGATGCTTCCAGACAGAGACAGAGCGAAGGCTGGAGGCAGTACTCTCGCATGGATATTGATCATGAGCATTTTAAAAAACAAGGTCTTTGCAGACAGATGAGCCAAAAAGAAAATTCAGAAGCTCACGAAAAAGCTAGGAAACTGGCTGGGCATCTCTATGATAAGAGTGGTATCGACAAAAGTAAGCACCGTTTTAATCCCGACAAAAACAAGTAACTACAACTAACAATAATGACATATAGTTTCGCTGAGAGTATCCAAAGAGGAATACTCTACCTTCTTAAATCTGATAAAGATTTCTACAATCAGATCGTGAACCTAGTTCAACCTGATTACTTTGAGTACCCTGCTCATTCTAATATCTTTACATCAGTTAAAGATTATCATGAGAAGTATCACAAGCTACCCACCGATGATTTTATTGTTCAAGAGATAAAAAAGAAGAAGTCTGAGTCGGAGGCATTGAGTGATTATACAGACGAGCTTTATCGTATTAATAATCTTGATACTTCTTCTACGGATAATCCAGATTACTTCTTAGATCTTATCGAGTCCTTTGCCAAGAAAGAGGCTATGAAAAAGGCTATCTTGGATTGTGTAGTTTTAGTTAAGGAGGGGAAGGTTGAAGAAACAGAAGCCGTTGTCCGTAAAGCCTTAACCGTAAGCAGAGATGTAGATACAGGCCAGGATTACTTCACGAATGTTACTGACCGATGGAAGAGAATGCTGGATACTTCTCGGAAGGTTAAGTACAGAACTTTTATCCCCTCTATAACTAATGCCTTGGAGGGGGGTTTAGGGTGTAAAGAGTTGTCTATGGTGGTAGCACCCCCTGGAGTTGGGAAGTCTCTATTCTTAGTTAATCAAGCAGTAGAGTCGATGATGGAGGGTAGAAAGGTTTTGTATGTGTCTTTGGAAATGTCTGAAGATAAGAGTGCTCAGAGATTTGATTCTGTTATGACCTTACTTCCTCAGAGATCTTTGCCTGTGGATCCTACCGCTATTACAGAGCGTCTTGAGATGTTTTCTAACGAATTCCCTGATGGGAGGCTCGTAATTAAAGAGTTTCCTACAGGGTGTGCAACAGTAAACACTATTAGGTCTCTGCTTGTTCAGTTGAAAAACTATGAAGACTTTGAACCTGATGTTTTAGTGGTTGATTATCTAGAACTATTGAGAGCAACGCAGGAGGGTATGGCTGAGTATCAAGCGCAGCAGAGGATTGCTGAGGAGCTTCGGGGTCTTGCCGTTCAGAATAACTTTCTAGTATGGACAGCAACACAAACGAATAGGCAGGGTCGATTAGTTAAGCTTATTACGGATGCAGAATTAGGCGATTCGTATGGTAAGATTCGTACCTGTGATTTCGCTGTGTCTCTTAACCAGACAGAGCAGGAGTTTGATGAAGGTGTTATGCGCCTTTATGTTATGAAGTCTAGGAATAGTAGACAACGCTTTGTCGTTCCTATGGAAGTAGATTACCAAGTCCTGCGTATGTCGGAGGCAGCAGTATGAATAAAGAGCATATTTTTGAGAAGATTAAGAATAATCCTAAGTTGCAAACGGTGAACGCAGGGTGGGCTACTTTTAATATTAAAATAGTAAAGGGGCTTAAATCAGCGAAGACTAATTGTTGGGGCACCTGTGATTTTGATACCTATGAGATTCATATGGAAGAGAAGATGGAAGACGCCCCAGCTAGGGAGACTCTTTTCCATGAGATTTGCCATGTCCTCTTAGAACTGTGTGGTATGGGAGGAGAGAGTGAAGGAGAAAATGAAGAATTTATTTACGCTTCTAATGAGAAAATCACTATAACAATATCCAGAGCGATGATGCTGTTCGCTCGATTGAACCCCGATTTAACTAAGGAACTATTACGATGAATAACTTTGAAGAACTACTAGACGAAGGGATTTTTGATTGGGAGAACTTTCCTGCAATTGCGGAAGCTTTGGTACGGGTTGATAAGCACAGTCTTACAAGTGAAATGCTTCAGCTTCCTGCTCAGTATGCTTATTACCATACTCTTATGGTAAAGGCTCAAGCTCGATCAGATACGGCAGAAGGTAGCCTAGATAAGTATAAAGCCAGTAAGAGTAAAGAGTGCCAAGATGTGATGGCTTCTTCAGGAAAGAAGGCTACTGCGAAAGACATGGAGAACTATGTTAACTCTAGTTCTACTTATAGAGAAAAATATGATGACTTCATCAAAATTAAGGAGAAATACCTTACCTTGAAAGGTCTTGTACAGGCAGTTGGAATCAAACGCGATATGCTCATCCAACTGTCTTCTAACGAACGAGCAGAAACTAAACTATATAACTAAGGATACTATTTATGGCTATTGATCTAGACAAAATTCGAGCCCTCCACACCGAGCTTTCAAGCTCTAAAACGGGTGGTGGGGACTTCATTAACAATTTCTACCAAATATCAGAAGGGACTAATACTGTTAGAGTCCTCCCTGCTGCTGAAGAAGGGCATGATTTCTACGCAGCGACCAAGATTCACCGTGTCCCCTACGGTGACGGGCAGGTGAAAAACATTCATTGCCGCAGGGTTCATGGAGAGCCGTGCCCTGTTTGCGAGCTTTACTTTGGTCTGTGGAAAACAGGCAAAAAAGAAGATGAGGATCTGGCTCGCCAAATTAAAGCCCGTGATCGCTACTATATGAATGTAGTTGATCGAGAAACAAGTGAGGTTAAAATCCTTTCAGTTGGAATTATTCTTTTCAAGAAGATGATTTCCGCTATTCTGGATGAGGATTTCGGTGACATTACCGACCTTGAAAGTGGTCACGATTTTAAAATTATTATGTACAAAGAGGGCCAGTGGCCTAAATATGATCAGTCCCAACCTCGCCCTAAGTCGGAACCTGCGGGATCTTCGGCTGAAGTAGCAGCGTGGATGGAACAACTTCACGAAATTCAATCCTTGGTTAAGCTAGAGGACTACGAGGAATTGAAAACCGTCTCTGAATCTCTAGCAGTCGAAGGTACTTTGGGTGCTGCTAAACAACGCACAGATGTAGCGAGTAACGCAGCAACTGATGATGAGTATCTCAACAGATTGAAAGCAAACTAATTTATGAAAAATATTATTATTACACTTACTTTAACTCTTTTCTTAGGGGCGGGGCTTATGTCTTGTGCTGTCCTAGAAGGAGTCTTCGGTGAAGATACAGTATTCACTACCGCAGATCAGCTTGAAGAAGGTCAGACTGGAGCCATCATTCCGTTCGATCAACTTCCTGATTCTGTGAAATCAAAGATCCCTGAGGGGACTTCACTTGTTATGGCAAGCAAAGACCAGCTTAAAGTTGATGCTGCTTATGTCCCTGCTGGGGGCGATCTTGATGGAGATTCCATAGGTGGTATGATTGATGCTGGCTTTGGTATTGCAAGTACTTTTATTCCAGGTCTCGCTGCATGGGAAGGGGTTGTAACGCTTTTCAGCAAGCGCAAGCGTAAACACTATGGTAACATGGTTAAAGCAATTATTCCAACCGACAAAAACATGGACTTCGGTGGAGCGATGAAAGCTTTAGGCTCTGGCCTAGGTATCGCTCACTCCTCTGATGCTACAAAAGCTATGCATGATGAGGAACAAGCTACCGCTGCGGGACTTACAAAAACGGAAACAAAAGCTTAATAAGCAACAAGTATAATCTATAATAGGGAGGCATCCACAACAGGTGCCTCCTTAATTTTATCATGACGAAACTAAAAGTATTGGTTATTCCTGCTAACGATGGTGGTTGCTCTTTTTACCGAGCGTGGGATCCTTATAAAAAACTTGAGGCTCTATACCCTGACCAGATAGAGTGTCGTTACGATAAGAACCCCCTTAAGTTAGATGAAAAGACAGGAGAGTTAGCTCCTGATGATTCTTTGGAAGATTTTAAGTGGGCTGATATTGTTATGACGCAAAATATAGCTAATTACGGTGGTCCTTATACTGCTAGGATTTGTGGAATAGCTAAAAAATATGGCTGCTTTTTTCATTATGATACGGATGATCTGTTGACCGATCTATATGATGGGCATAGGCTTTTGCCTGTATATAAGGAGCAAAAACTGGACGAATTAACCAAGTTTATTTACTCCCATGCGGATTTAGTAACGGTCACTCAGCGTAAGTTTGCGGAGCGCGTAAAACCTTATTGCACAGGAGTTTTGGCAGTTGTAAAGAATGCTATTGATTATGAGCTACCTGCCTGGAATGCTCCTTTTGTTCCTCCCCCTAGGAAGAATTTAGTTAGAATCGGATGGGCAGGCGGTATCCACCATGAAGAAGATGTTAAAGAGTTTGCGGGTGTTCCTCACTTTGTTAATTCTCGTATAGGATCCCATCGGCTAACCTGGGATTTTTATGGGGCTCCCCCGATTGTTCCAGGAGAAGAGAAAGATTGGCAGCATGATGTTTGGGAGAATTATAGGCGTATTCTTATGCGAGGTTTTAAAGGTAAGCCTAATTATAATATTTATAATGCCTTAGGTCCTCAGCAGTATGGGATTATGTTTTCTAGAATGGAATTAGCCATTGCCCCTCTTCAGATGAATGCCTTTAATGATTCTAAATCGGAGATTAAAGTAGCAGAATGCGGTCGATATAAGGTTCCTTTGATAGCTTCTAATGTAGGTTGTTATGATGAAACTATTGAGAACGGCAGGACTGGTTACCTTATTGATCCAGACGCTCCTCCGAGTGAGTGGGTAAAAGTATTAACCAAGGTTATTAATAATAAAAAACACAGAGATGAGATGGGTCGAAATCTACACGCTATTACAGAAGAATACTTTAATTTAAATAAGGTTGTTGGTAATAGATTACAGCTTTATAGAGACGCTATGAAGCTGCAACGAACTGAATTTAAAGGAAATATTTCACAAGTAATTAATAGTATCAATGAAGAATAAAACATTTAAACATTCTGGAGACATGGGGGACATTATCTTTTCTCTCCCTACAGTTAAGGCGTTAGGTGGTGGGGATATTTACCTAGACCCAGAAGGAGGGGAAAAAGAGCCTTTAGTTGCGTGGACTAGACATACTCATACTAAGTTAAGTGCTAAGGGTATTGCAGACTTAGTTCCCATTTTAGAAGCACAGCCTTACATTAATGAGGTAAAGCTTTGGAAGGGGGAGGCTGTAGATTATAACTTAGATAAATTTAGACAGCACATTAGATTTAACAATTTAAGCGATTCACATCTTGCTGCATTTAGTTTAGAGTTAACAGAGAAAGATGAGAAGTGGTTGGACATTCCTGAGAAAAAGATAGAGGGTAAAAAAGTAATTGTTTCCCGCTCTCCCCGTTACCATAGCAATTATGTTTTTTGGGAGCAAACAGTTGGTCCTGAGCTATGTGAGCAAGCTATTTTCGTAGGGTATAAAAAGGAATACGAATACTTTTGTTACACCTTCCCCCACCATGATATTGAATTTTATGAAGCAGAAAATGGTTACGAGGTGGCTCAATTAATTTCTGGGTGTGAAATGTTTATAGGTAATCAGGGTTTTCCTCATGCTTTAGCAGAAGCTATGAAGAAGCCTTTAATTAATGAGGTCTGGAGTCGCTACCCTGCGGCTATGTTTAAAAGAGAGGGGGCTCAATATGTCTGAGGTTGTTTATCTAGCAGACTTCTTTGTTGAAGATAAGCTGGCTGGAGGAGCCGAGATGAGCGATGCTGCTATTATAGAGCATTTAAATATCCCTATTAAAAGAGTTCGTTATAATGAGATTGAAGAAGTAGATAGAGATTGTTTTTATATCGTAGCTAATCGTAGTCTTTTTCGTCCTAAAATATTAGACAAACTGACATACTATAAAAACTACATTATTGTAGAGCATGATTACCAGTTTGTTTCTGGCCCAGGTAACGGTAGAAACCCCTACATGTTTGAGGATGGCATTGTACCTCCCATGTACAAATCTCAGCTTGATTTTTATAAAAATGCAAAAGCTGTATTCTTTCAGACTGGATTACAAAAGAGCTTGTTTGAACAGAATAAGGTGGAGGGTAATTTTATAAGTTTATGTACCACTCCTTACTCAAATTCTGAGTTCGCGTTCTTTAGGAAGCTTGTTAGAGAGAACCAAGGACCTCGTACCAGGAAATTTGCCGTAATGGAATCACCTAAGGAGATTAAGAACACTAAAGGTGCAGTTGATTATTGTATAAAGGCCAAGCTTGATTTTGCTATGATTCCTCCGATGGATAGGGAAAGTTTTTTGTCAAAGTTAGCAGAGTATTCCGCTCTAGTGTTTTTCCCAATGACTCCAGAATCATGTTCTAGGTTAGCTACTGAAGCTAGGATCTTAGGTTTAAATATGATTACTCCTCCGATCTATGGTGCTCCAGGGGAGGATTGGTTTTCTTTAACAGGGGAAAAGCTTGTGGATGAGTTAGAGAGAATTACTGTAGATAAAAGTATCCCAGCTATTAAAGAGTATTTACCTAATGGATAGGATAACTGCAATATTAACCTGTTACAGGAGACCTAACACTTTAAAAGGTCAAGTTGCAGCTTTGCGTGATCAAACCTACCCTCCTGACGATATTTGGGTCTGGAAGAACGCTCATGCCGATAATGAGGGCTTTGATGCCTCTAAAATCGAAGGTATTACAGCCTGTGTTGATTCTTCTCATAACTTTAAGTATCATAGTAGGTTCGCATTAGGTCTCCTTACAGATGCGAAATATGTAGCTTTTTTTGATGATGATACCATTCCTGGGGAGGGTTGGTTTGAAAACTGTCTCAATACTATGAATACTCATGAGGGTATTTTAGGTGGCGCAGGAGTTATATTAGACAGTAGAGTTTATGATAAACCAGGGTATATGTGTCCTCATACTAGAGTGGGATGGCCGAGTAAGAATAATCATGTAGAAGAGGTTGACCTTGTAGGTCATGCTTGGTTTATGAAGCGGGAGCATTTAAACCACCTCTGGAGAGAAGTTCCCTACACTCTAGAGAATTGTGAGGATATGCAGTTATCATTCTTAGCGCAGAAGTATGGGAACCTTAAGACCTACTGCCCCCCTCATCCTAAAGACTCCCCTTCTATGTGGAGTTCCTTAAACCCCTTTGAATTGGGGGATGATGATGTTGCGTC